CCAAAAAACTGACCCATTCGATTTCCTTTCGAATAATTGCATCGAGTACAAGCTGCGACAAGGTTGTCCGGCTCATCCGTTCCGCCTTTGCTGATTGGTATCACATGATCGACTGTAGTGGCATCTTCTGCCCCACAATACTGACAACAACGCCCGTCTCTTATGAGTATGCGCTCACGTATCTTTGACCATTGCCGTGTGCCACCATTGGCTCGTGCTGATTGGCTTGCCATTAGTGATAGCCCTTAACCTTGAAGAAGCGCCAAGCATTGCACATTGATTTGTAACGCTTTGATATGTAACGGATAGACCAATCAACTTGAGTGAAGCCATCGAGTGTCTTGTACTTGGCGTTATTCATCTGCCCTAGACCGTAGTGCGATCCATTCTTTGCAGCTACATTCCAATGAGATTCTCTAGTGATCAATGCTTCAAAGCATCTGAACTGTTCGTAATTGATAATCCTTGAATGTGCATAAAGCTTGAGTAAGTCAGTCTGTGACACTGCTTTTGCTTGCTCAATGGATGTAATGGTCAAGATGATAATTGACACAAGGATGGCGCTTTTAAAAGTCTTTGTTGTTTTTATCTTTATTTGTTTTTTATTTATTTTTATCTTTCTTTTATTTTCTGAAAGATTATCTTTCAAGTATAACGATCCATCCCCAGAATCTGTCAAGTATTGAGGACGGTGTGTCGCGCTGTCCACATGCTCTTGTGGATAAGTCTGTGGATAACTCATGACTTACTTGCCCATCCATTGCCCTTGAAGATTGCCGGTGTTGGCGAGTAAAGACGGCTCATTGGTATCGTGCAGAAGTCACAATAAGGATCTCTGGCCAATACATCATTGATTGGTCTATTCACAAGCTTCTGCGATAGACACATTTGGCACACATATTCATAACTGGCCATCATCGTCTCCAATCAACGCAACGCCCATGATTCCGCAGACGCTACATTCGAGCACTTTGACATTATCTGGAAGATTGTCAGTGACTATTCTGACCGATTGGCGCGTCTTTTTCTTGCATTTGCGGCATTCAAATATGAGTTGCAGCATATTCGCTCCGACCTAGATTCTCGATGGGATTCAAATTAGGTTGATCGACCCACCACGAGTCTTGACGTGGATTCTTGAACCTCTTGCGCTTGGCGAATGAGACTGGAAGCCAACCGGCGATGAAATACTCTGGCGACTTGCCTACCACCAAGACCGCCACATCACTGTCACGATCATTTGGATAGACAATGAGGTTGCCGCCTGTGTACTGCGTCCAGCGGACTTCTATGCCCTTTCCGACGTCGGCTTTGCGCTTTCCTTTGGATTCATTGATGTTGAAGTCAAGTCCGAAATATCGCGCCACACATAGTTCGGCCGCTATCGATTCGGCGTACTCGACCACCTGTTCAAAGTGATTGAGCTTTGAGTTGTAATGTGGAGTAAAGCCAAGAATGCCCTCTTGGGCAAAGACCACATCACTTGCTCGATTATGGATTGCCCATTCATCGGCGCTGCTCATGTGCATCTTAATCATGTTTGGATCTGCACTTTCGGCATAAATAGACCAGAAGCTCCGGCGGATCGCATTTGACGAATCCAGGACCTTCTGCGTCCTCGACGGCGCTGCATACTGTGCAAGTCTCTTGTCCTTGAATAATGTCCTCAAGCTTGACCCAACCGGAAGCCGTGTGAATCTCTAAATCGCCCATCTCACATCCTGCCCATCATGAGGCCAAGAACGAATGAAGAGACGATGCTCAAGAATATGAGAATGCTGATGAGCTCCTCTTTTGTCATGATTGTGGCTTCCATTGACCGTCAGAGCCTAGAGAGCCCCACACTGCGTTGCACTGTGCTTCTCCGCCGCCTTTGGACTTTGGATAAGAGCAGAACCATCCGCCCCAATTCTTGTTATTCTTCTCGCCCGTGCGAAAGATCATGTGACCGTGTTTACACTGTGGAGCTTCGTGGACAAGCTGCCCACCAAGTTGTGTTGCAATTTCGCCAATGGCATCTGCTAACGGTGTAGCCCATAGATCAACGACTGCATTGGCATCCTTGATAATCTTTGGATCAATGTTTTCCACTTGTGCCATATTTTGAGCAGTTGGTCGCTTATCGGTACCGAGTACCAATCCAACCGCGCGGCCGATTGCACTTGTGGCAGTATCCTCAACGAAAAACTTCTTCATCTGGACGTTATAGGTTGCCACGTTGCCGAATGCCATATCCGTTCCAGCAGGATTGAGATCCATTTCATCACGCCAGACACGGCATTGAATAAGCACGTAGCCCTTTTCGGCATTGAAGTCAAGGATGTTGGTCTCGATTCGACCCGTTGGATGTGTAGCCCAGAATCGTTGGATGCGTGTGGCCACATCTTCATAGTTGTCTAAGAAGCTCATTGTGAAACCGCCTTAGTCGTAGCGCGTGAGATGGAACGTCCTCGTGTGTAACCTTGACGCTGTCCTTCTTTGAATCCCATTGAATAACTAACAACCGACCAGAGAATGCCGGCAATTGCCGTTGCTACGAAAATACCTAATTCATTCATTTTATGCTCCCGTGAGAGCCTTGTCTGTGCTCCCAAATAAAGGATGACATCTTCCACCGACATTCGTCAAGAATGCCGTGGGCGTGTTGCTACTTTTTTACGTGTGCCTCGAGTATTAGGTCGAAGATATGTTGCTGGCGTGCCTCGATGTAGTCGATGCGATCACGTAGAGAGTTGCCACCATTGGGAACAAGCTCGTGCAAAATGGCCTTGACGTAGAACCTAAGCATCGCTGTGCAGACTGTGGCTAGTGTGATGAAGATGCCAAGATTGGCAGCCCATTCTGCCCGGGTCACTTCTTTCCAAATGCTGGATCGTTAGGATTGAGCCAACGAAGAAGCACTGGCAAGACTGCTGCAACTCCTGCACCGATGATTGCCTTTGGATCAGTGACTCCTGCAAGATAGACCGCGATGCAGGCGCTCAAGAAGCTTCTACCGTAAGAGGCTGAAAGTGCTTTGATCTCGCTCATCTTAGGCGTCCGCGAATGTTTTGACGGAGAATGTGAATGAAGGATTCGTTCCTGCGATCAGGTAAGTAACGCGAAGAGAATCGGAGAACGGCGTATTGATACGCTTAACCTCGCGCGTCGTACCGGTCGCCTGAGTAAAAGTCGTAACGGTATTCCAGTTCGTACCGTCGACGGTATCCTGTAGAACTAGATCGAGAGTCGGAAGAGTTCCGGAGGCGGCCGTAACTTCTAGCTGAATCACTAAGTTATTCGCCGCCGCGAAACCGGCTAATCCTGTCCCTGACCCAGTAGAAGTACGAGCCGCCGAAGAAAGAAGTGTTATCGTGCTATTAGGCGTGTTCGCCTGTGTTAGATCGCTCATGCTTTTACTCCAAGCTTCTTAATCAGTGCAGCCGCTTTGACTGCGTTGAGATTGACCTCGAAGTGCATTTCATCTTTGCGCAACGTGTAATCTCCGCCCCATTTTAGACCATACTTCTTGGCTAAAGCTTGCAGCATTGCCACTTTGGCGCGTTCAAATGTGTTCAATCTTCCGAGAGGATGTCGTGAGGAATTGAGATCGATGGCAGTTCCAGAGCTGTGATTGCTGACAATTGAATCCGAGCCGCGCACTTTTCGGAAGCAGTAGCCCCAATCATCCAATGCGCCTTCATCAATTGGCTCAATGACTTCGTGAAAGTCTGCAGCGAAATTGACCAGCAATGGCGCTACCTTTTCGGCGCATCGCATCTTGAGACTTGTTCCCGGTACTGGATAGGACTTGATACCAATAGCGGCCTGATCCTCTGATGCAGGCCAGCCGTTCGAGCTTGTAAGCATCTTACAATCCAAGCGCCTTGAGATCATCGGCAGTTAAACCAAGGACTGCAAGCTTTGCCTGTGCTAGTTCTTTTTTAACAATAGCATCTGCCTCTTGTGCAGCAAACCACGCATCGCATTTAGCAAATCCATCCGTGAATTGCTTTTTTGTAATTGGCTCACATTCTAAAAATTGAATGTCTTCGTATTCATTGCCTGTAATAAACCAGCCACCTGCAGGTATTAACATTTCCAAAACTTCTGCACCTTTTGCCATTATGCACCAATTTCCATAAGTATAATCGTAGATGTAACTTGATTAGTAGTGAAATCATTAAAATAAACCGCAGACGTTCCGCCAACATTAGCCATGTATAAAGTATAAGTTGTGGCTGAAGTTGTTGCTGGACTGTCTAAATAACTTGTGGAAGCAGTTATTCCAACAGTTGTCGCCGCGTTTGTATACATTAAAGTATCGCCAAAAGTCATAATTGAACTTGCTCCGCGATATAACTTTAATCCTAATCTGTTGTTGGCATCGGTAGCACTTTTTCCGAGTCCTGTTGCATTGACTAAAACTAAGATTTTAGAAGTTGAGGCGCTTGGAGTTATGCTCGCGGTGAGTCCTGTTGTGATAAATGTAGAAGATGACGACCCGACATAAGTAGAAGCATAAGTACCTTGTACCACTTGCAACACCTTGCCGCCGCCTGCTGGAGCAGACCACACTGGAGCTCCGCCAGATACCGTTAAAACATTACCAGTTGAGCCAATTCCTAATCTGGCGAATGTTCCTGATCCTGTTCCCTTAATCAAATCGCCAGCAGTTGTGATTGCAGTTGCCATTGAATTAGTAACAGTCACTGTTCCAGATGTACCACCGCCTGAAATACCAGTGCCAGCAGTGACTCCAGTAATGTCTCCGACGTCATTGGCAATCCACGTGAAGTCCATGTCTGTGTTCGATGTCTTGCTCAGGACTTGACCTGTTGTGCCACCTTTGAGCTCTGCCATCGATGTATCGACGCCCTGCCCAAATACTGCAAAATCGGCTGGAAGGTCTGTGACCAAGTCTGCCGATGTCGGCATGACCCATCCGAAGTTAGTTGTTGGATTTGCCATTCATTTTCCTTTCCTTATGCCACTACTAGGGCGTGTTCCCAATCAAGTGTACCGACAATTGTTGCCCAACTTTCGGCGACACTTACATCTTGCCATTTCATCGCTTGGATTGAATAGGCAAGTGGAGACATAATCAGAGTGACCGCGAGTTGATTGTAAGAGGTTTGAAACTTGAAGCCCTCGACGAATCCTAAGAAATTACCGCCAACCATATTTGACGGCAAGTCTGCCAAAGAAATCGGCTGACCCATGAACACGCCAATAAGAGCGTCACGATCTGCATCATCAATTTCTGGATTGGTCAATGGGAATGTGATGTTGTCAAAAAGTGCTTGCGGATAGGCTCGGAGCGTAAGATAAAAAGCGGCTTGAGAAGTTGCATCCGCGGCATGCTTGAGTGTCGTGCTGATAATCTGCGACAAGTCGCTATATAGCAGAATCGAATCTGGATCACTGTCTGAAACTTCACTGGCAGAAGAAGCTCCATATTTGAGCGTGATGTCATTTCGCACATCTCCTGCGCTTGTCTTGATTGTAATGCCTTGTCCAAGTGCATTATTGGCCGAGACATTGGTATATCCATGAGCAGCCAAGTAAATGCTCCGATGAAGAGCTGAAGCATAAGAAATCTGCCCTGAACCATTTTCATATATGTAACCAAGCCCAGAAGTGGCAAGTGCTGCAACCAAATCCCATACAACTGTGCGATCAGATAATCGCGCTGCAAGCTCGTATTCTCCTGGAGTGTCAATCTGACCAAGTCCGAGATTCTGTGCCGTTGCCCATGTATCGCTCGCCGGTGTATATGTTGCCCAAGTAAGCGCCGCCGGTACTTCTGACCATGTGTTTAAAAGTAAGTCACTCAAAATTGTGTAAATCTGGTTGCCGTCAAAGTCTTGTGTTAAGATTCCATCCGTCAAAGTCTTTTGAAGTCTTGAGAGTTTGCCAAGTGCTGTCAGTGTTATTTCTTGAGTGTAAGCAACTGATCCAACTTGGGAGACGCTCACACCAATATCGACGACATTGCCGCCAAATATAGGAATGAACAGTCCGGCAGAATCTTTGACTTCAATTGTCAAAGAGTCATTGATGTCGAAGAGAATTGGCTCAATGTTGAGATTGATGAGATTGACCGAGCAATAGCCGGCTTGCGCTTGCGTATAGATATTTGTTCGGCCTGACGTAATTGAAAGATTGGCCAAGATGACATCGGTGTACTCCGTGCCATCAATAGTCACACGCCAGACTGGAGCCCATTGCGTCATGCGTTCACCAGATTATTCGCGCCACCTGTTCCACGATAAAAAGAATTGTTAAGCGCGTTGATAATCGTGCGAGCTGTGCCTTCACTATCGATTGCGCCATTGACTGTCAGATTGATAGTTGTGCCACTAGATCCGGTACTAAGTTGATTGTTGGGAACTATCTTTCCGCTGGAAGATGGAACGAAGAGCTCCGGGCCAACTTCGCCCACAATGTACGGAGAATTGGAATTGACTGCTCCACCTTGTGCAAGTTTTGGAATCTTGGGCAAGTCTTTTCCACCGAATAAATTGTTCACGATGTTATAGCCTGAAATCAATGCATTGACGGCGCTGATTGCTGCATTGATTCCTGCCACAAGTGCACTGACTGCAGTTGATACTCCGTTAATAATCAAAGAGATTCCAGTGAAAGCAGTTTTGAATGCTCCACCAATGAACGGTGCAACAAGCTTTGCCACCGTAAGAAGAGCATTGAGTCCAACTCTAAGAAGATCAAAGAATCCCACGTTGTCCTCGACGAGTTTTCGCAGTGATGAAAAGACTGTCTTGATTCCTTCTAGTGCAGGCTTTAAGACGCTGACAAGGACTGGCACAAGCTTGTCTTGAATGAATGACCAGATTTCGGAGATTGCTGGAATGAATGTGCCAGTGAAGAATGTCGAAAGATCATCGAAGACCGGCTTGAGATTCTCGCCTAATTCTGCCGCTAGTGTCTGAATGACTGGCACGACGTTGTCCGTGAAATATGTAACCATGGGAGTGATGGCATCGAGTACGAATGAACCGACGGTCTCTTTGCCTTCATCGAATGCAACCTTGAGACGATCCATCTTGCCGGCGAATGTGTCGGCCTTCTCTGACGCTTGACCGCCGAAAGTATCTGCTAGGGCAATAGTAATCTCATCGAATGACATTGTTTTGAGTGTCGCCGCGTCAATGCCTACGCCTAGTTTTCCAAGTGCTCCGGTGTTGCCTTCGTATGCTTTGCCTAATGCATTTGAGATTGCCTCTAGTGACTTTCCAGAACCGGCAGAGACATCCAGTGCAAGAGTCTGCAGCTTCTGAGCCTCTTCAACGTCCTTAGTGGCACGAACAAGTCTTTCCAGTGATGGGCGAAGCTCGTCATCGGTGACGCCGTTGGCCAGTGAAGTCTGCAGAATATAGGCTTCCGTTGCTGCAACTTGGATGTCTGTTGCGCCTGTGACGTTGCCTAGAGTTGTTGCTAGTTTGGCTTGTGCTGCTTCATCGGCAATTGCAGACTTGACTCCATCGACAAGAAGCTTTCCAGCATAGGCCGCGGCCGCAACTCCTGCGACTGCGAATGCTGCACCGGCTGCTTTGCCAAAGTCGCCAATCTTAGATCCGAATGATTCGACCTCTGTCGAGCCTGCTGAGAGATTCTTCTTGAGATCATCAATGTCGGCAAGAATGGAGAGCTTGAGTGTGCGTGAGCCTGATCCAGCCATTTACCACTCCTTTATAATCTTGTCGAGAGCATTCTCCCACTTGGCAATGATCTCCGGTTGTATTGCTCGGAGTGTTGGATAGATAAACCAACCTTTTGAGCCTCTACCTTGAGAGCCTGACCAGACCGGGAATTGCTTAAGCGTGTTAGATCCGAACTCTGTGCCGCCCCACAAGTCACGAGTGCTCGCTCCACCTGAGAACTTCTGCGATACATAACCGAATGACAATTCGCCAATCTTGCTTGACTTGCTGACCTTTGAGCCTTGAGCAATACGATCTGCAACTTTACCGCGACCCGTGGCGGCGCTTTGAATCTTGCTTTGTGCGAACTCTGCCAGAGCAGACGATTGCTCTTTGGCTTGAGAGACTGCTTCATCGTCCATAAGTTTGAACGCGGACGTTATTTTGCGAAGATCGCCTTTGTCATAGCTGATTGGATCATCTGCCATTGCGCTTCTCCAATACTTCGATTGCCGTTATGACTTGCTCCGCCGTGACCCACTCACTCATTGGAATCCCTGTGGCTATTGCTAGCTCAACAAGGATTCGATTCATGCTTCCGGCGGGATAACTTTTGGGTCTGCATTGCCCGTCGTAATATCTGCAACGGTCTCGACCCATACTTCATAAGACTTGACAGGCTTTCCAGCAGACTCTCGCTTCATAGCGTGATAGGCCAAGAATAGAAGATCAGAGATTCCAATCTTTTCCTGAGCCTGTTGAATGGTAAAGCCTGTCTTAGTTTCCCACTTTGCCCATTCTGGCGGAGCCGCAATATAGGTTGCTACCTCGCCAGATTGGTGTGTGATTTCGATTGTGAGTTTCATTGTCTGCTCCCGTTTCTATCGATTAGCTGATTGTTAGAACTGGTGTGCCTGAGACAAGCATTGACCAAGAATCAGTCTGTGCATCCGGTGCAGTACCGCCTGCTGCTGGGAACACTGGAAACACATTGAGCGCCCAGACTGCTCCTGTTGCAGTTGTAAGTGATACTGCTAAAGCTGTATTTGGTGCAGTGTTGGCTGCTGTCCACATCGCTTCAAAGAGTGATGATGCAACGCCCCAGTCTGCTAGTAATTCGACATCTAAAGTCCACTGATCATCGATGTGCTTGTATGCCTTGCCATCGAGGGTCTGATATGTCGTGATGACTGGCGCATTGGATAGGACTACCGAAGTGGTCTGTGCGTCGTAGTTTACGGTGGCGATTGACAATGTGATCTCTCTCGCCGTGACGATTGTTGTTGGCATTTTCTTCTCCTTCTAGATTGTCTGTTGAGTGTAGTAAGTGGAGACCGAGAGATCTGCAACGAGCAAGTTGCTCGCACCGACTGACGTGATTGTCGGACGTTGAACGTCTCCGACGACGTAACCTGCCGGCATTGCCGCCAGAATGCTGATGATGAGTTTTTCTAGATTGTCAAGTGCTCCGGCGTTGGAGTTATATGCAACGGCGGCAGTGACGATGAAGTTAATCTTCACGCGCACGGAAGCTTTGCCAATGAGATTTGATTCAAGATAAGGCGAATCGGGAATGATGACACAAGCCGGTGGAATCACGGCTTCCGGAACGGATGCATAGACAGAAGCTGCAACTCCTGAAAGAGCAGTTGCTAGAACGCCTCTGACATTGGTCGCGATGGATGTTGGTGTTGGCATTACATTGCCATCGTTGAGACATCGATGTAATTACCAAGAAGTCCAATGACTCGATTCTGTAGTGATCGACCCATACGGAACGGCGATGGAGCAAAGTCCACGCCCTCGATTTGACCACCGGGAGCGACAACACTTTGGAAAATCTCGACACTGACGATAGTGACCGCCTGTTCGACTGCATCAACATTCGCATAAAGTGTCGCCGCACTCGCCCCGGAAAGGCTTGCAGCACCTGCTGGAATAACTTGTCGGAATCCAATGTCGGCATTCGTAATCGCTGCCGTAAAGACGTAATACTCGCCGGGAGCATATGAGAATGGGAGATTGTAGAACGGTTGATAGAAGTTTGATGTCACTGTGAAAGTGCCATTGAATGTTGCTGGCAGGCATCCAGTTACCACGACACTCTGACCTGCCACGAATGTGTTCGGGCGCTGAGTCATGAAATAGGCGACATTGTTCGATAGATACACGCCTGCAATTGCTGCAGTGTTGGCAGTGAGTAGCGGCAGAATCACCTGCTCGGAAGCATCGATGATCCCTTCAAGATAAGCATCTGAATACAAGGAAGAAGAGACACCAAGCACCGTTCGCAGCTCGGAAGCTGTAATGATAGATGGCATCTCTTCTTCCCTTCGTATTCGGCTGGCCTAGATACGGGAGCGCACCTAGGCCATGATCAGTTGATTAGGTAAGGTTGAAGCGACGTAGGCCGCCTGCGAATGTAACACCTGTGGCGATGTAGCCGTAAAGTGCAATCTCAATCTCACCTGTTGTTGGAACATTTGTTGAAAGTGTAAGAGCTGGGCTCTCAAAAATTTCAATTGAGTTTGGCTCGATGATGAATGCTGATTCATCAATTGTTGTTGAAACCATGTTGGCATCGACGTAATAATCGAGACCCATGACGTTGCCCTTCAATGAGTTTGGAGCTGACTGGCCGCCAGCGTTCATTGGAAGATTGGCCGAATAAATTGGGCGGCCTGTTGTGTCCACACTTGAAAGAAGCAACTGCCAAACGCTGACACCTGATGTCATTGCACGAGCAACGCGCTTAGTTGCAGAGTATGCAGCTGGAGCCTGTGACGATACGAATCCAATGAGTCCAGCAGATGTTGCATCTTGTGCAGTTGCCTGTGTACCGCCTGCTGTAATTTGGGCAATAACATATTCATCTGTGGCCTGTGCGTATGCATCACGAAGATTTGAAAGCATGATGTCATAGAAGCTTGGATCTGAACGATCTAGAAGCTCTACGCTGTAACGCTGAAAGCCCATTTTCTTGATGACTGTTGCATTGATGTATGCAGATGTAATCTGAGTAGTTCCAGTTGGATCTCCGCCTTCTGCCACTGTTGCAGCAGTTGAGTTAGCAGTAATTTTTGGAATCGATACAACCATTCCTGAAGTTGCTAGTGGACGAGTGCCACCACAAGCGTCGATAACTGGACGAAGTGCTGTTGTATTCTGTGCAACATCGCGCACATAAGATACTGGACTGAATGCTGGATTTGTTGTGAAGGAATCATCGGCAGCCATAACATATTGGCGAGAATCTTCTGATCCAAGCTTTGCGCGGATGGTGTGCTCCAAGTAATTTCCTGGAGTAATGATTGGTGATCGTGGCGCTGTGAAATAGACCGGGCGCGCAGCCTCGGCCTTGATTTCTTTGGAAGCTTCAACCGTTTCGGCTGCTGCTTCTGGA